GAAAGCAAGATAACCTATGAGGAAAGAAATAAAGTTAATCTCTAAAAGGAAAACCATTTTGCTCGAATAAATTGTCAGCTTGCTAATTGGTCTTGTAAAAAGAAGTCTAAATCCATAATTCTTATATTCTACATCGCATAAAGAATAACTCAAAATGGCTGCAAGAATTGGATAAAGCAGAGCATAGAAGTCGAAGATGTATCTACCCAATAACCATACCCAAGGATTATAATCAAAAGTTATTGCCGGATTATTGACAGCATCAGCATGTTTAAACAAAACATATATATCAACGCATAAAGTCATGAACAAAGGAAATAACAAGAAGAGCCAAATGGCAATATTAAATATTAATTTATATCCCATACTACCTCCTAATATGCTAGATTAAGTTCTATCTTTTCATCTTGTATTTTTGTTATATCTTCAACAAATGTTTTAAAAACATTGTTCCCTAAATGTAATATTAATTCAACAGGTGTCTTACTATCTATATCTGAATTTGTTATTAAAGCATTTTCTCCATTTACTTTTTCAAACATTGATTGTGGTTTTGTATTTACTATATTATGATTTAATTCACTTGTGAAACTTCTTTGAGTTTCTTTTGCTACTTCTTCCATTGCATTTTGAACAGGTTTAATATTGTCTTCAATACCTTCAGCAAGTCCTAAGTCTAAGAACTCCCCTATTTCTGCAAAAAGTCTTGATGGAGAGTGAATACCAAAGAATGCTTTAACTTTGTTTACAACATTCTTACAAGCATCTATTGCAGATTTTATAACATTCCCAACTGCTCCTGCAATACCTTTTGCAAGTCCCATTAGAAGTTGACCCCCCATTGAAACAAATTGCGAAACAAATTTTCCTATTGAAGATAGAATTTGTAAAATTATTGAAGGTATTTTTGCAATCACTTCTGGTGCTTTTTGAACTATACCTGCAAGTAATTTTCCAATTAACTCAATCCCTTTTTGTAGGAATTGGGGTAAATATTCTCCTATTTTTCTAATTAATGCTAATAATAAGTTAGTTAGAGTAGATATAATTTGTGGTAAATTATTCCAAATTCCAAGTGCCATTTTGCCAATAATTTCAAAGCCTTTTTGCAAAAATTCTGGAAATTTTTCTAGTATTGTTTTTAATAATTTATCTAAAACATCAACTATGCTCTTTGTTATTGCTGGCATATTATTGAAAATACCTTGAGCCATATTCTTAATTAAATCATATCCTGCTTGTAATAATTGAGGTATAGCATCCATTGCCACAATCATTATACTATTTATAATCTCTCCCATACCAGTTATTACATCTGGAATTGCAGTTAAAAGACCATTTACTAATTCAGTTATCAATTGAACACCAGTTTCTAAAAACTGTGGTAAATACTCTGTTAAAAACACATTTATCATTTCACTAAAATTAGCCCAAAATCCTTCCATACCAAAGTCAAACCCACTAATTAATGAATTAACCATATCAGTACCCATTTGTAAAAATTGTGGTAAAGCAATTTGAATAAAAGTTATTAAGAGTCCTGGTAATTGTGATAAAATATTTCCTATCATTGGAAATAAGTTTCCAAATAGAAAAGTACTAACAGTGCTTGCTAAACCTTCTAAGGCTGGTCTTAATCCTTCTCCTAAAGCTAAAGCACCTAAAACATCCTGGAAGGATGCTTTCATAGCATTAAAAGAACCGCTAAGAGTTGTTGATGCTTCTTTTGCAGTGGTTCCTGTAATGTCTAATTCTCCTTGTATAACGTGAATTGCTTCGTAAACGTCATTTAGGTTATTTATATCATACTTAACACCAGTTATCTTTTGAGCATCTTTAAGAAGTCTTTCCATTTCTTTCTTAGTTCCACCATAACCAAGTTTCAAGTTATCAAGCATTGTATAATTTTGTTTAGCAAAGCCTTGATAAGCATTTTGAATTGCTTCCATTGAAGTACCCATTTTATTACTATTATCTGCCATATCTATCATAGCCATATTTGCAGTTTCTGCAGCCTTTTTTGTATCTCCACCTAGAGATTGTAAAAGACTAGCTGAAAAACCTGTTACATTTTCCATATAAGCATTAGCAGATAATCCAGTTGATCTATAAGCTTCTTTTGCATAGCCTTTTACTCTATCTGCATTATCTTTGAAAAGCGTTTCAATACCTCCCAAAGATTGTTGAAGTTTTCCACCTTCTGTAAGAGTTGATAATAGAGCTTTTCCAATTCCTGCTGCAATAAAGACTTTTTTCAACGTAGAAACTATACTTGAACCTGCACTTTGTCCAGCTTTAGAAGCTTCTCCGTCTAATTGTCCACTAATCGATCCTTCAAGTCCTTTTGCAGACGGAACAATTTGGACGTAAGCTTTACCAATATCACTCATTATTATCACTCTCCTTTTCTTTTATATTTTTTAGTATTTTTGCTTTTGCTTTTTCAAAATCCTCACCGGAAGTAAAACTACTTACATTGTCTTTAGATTTTTCAATTGTATCTAATAACATTTTAGGTTTATTCCTTCCCTTTTGTGCATCCTTAGTATTTGCATACACTAAAAGTGTTAATCTATCTAAAATCCCTGCTAATAAATAGTTTTTAGTTTCCATTTTTGAATTAAGAATTTTCATTTTTAATCTTGAATTTTCACGAAGCCCATAAACTAAAATTGCCACTGTTGATAGTGGCAATTTCTTGTAGTCTATTATGTTATATGTTTCAGCAAGATCACAAATTATTAAATTCTCATGTTCTTTTATAACTCCAGCAAGGAATACTAGTTTTTTACTTTTTGATTACTTTTTAAAATTTCTTCTAAAATTTTACTCATCTTTTCAGTAGAAGCATATCCATCTTTTTTCTTTAAAAATTCTATTAAGTTTTCTTTTTGTTTTTTTCCTAAAAGTTTTTGATAAACTTTAGGAACTAAAAGAGGATTAGAATCAACATCAGCCATTAATTCTAATAGCTCATAATCATCTAGTGCTTTATCAGAAATTTCAAATTTAAAACCAGATTTAGTAATTCCCTTAATCATTGTTATTCTCCTTTTACGATATATTCAGTATGAGTTTTATGTCCAGAAATTGGAAGTGCTTCAATTGTTATTTCATAACCTATTGCATCTTCGTCTGTATAATTTATTTCTCCAATTTCAGTAATTACTCCATTTGGAATTACAATTCTTTTTATTATTCCACCTTTTAATATCATTTCTATAACTATGACATGTGGTTCTGCAGGATCACTTGTTGCTTCAATAGTAATTCCTGTTTCTAAAGTGCCAGTTACATTTTTGTCTCCATATACTTCTTTTAAAACATCTGTGTTTAGTGCCTCAATCAATTTATAAGTAAATGTATCTGGTTTTTCTGTTTGAGTTGCTAAAACTACCTCTCCACCCCAAGCCTTAATTTTTTCGGATTCTGGACTATTTTCGTTATTTAACCCATCTTCTGAAATATAACCTAAATTTTTAAAAGCTTCATTAAGTGCAGTTTTTGCATCTGTTGGTAATACTGTTCCAAGTGGTGCAACACTTACTGCTCCGCCTACTTTAGGTTTCCCATAAGTTACATTTTCTGTCTTTGCCATTTTTTTCTCCTTTTTAATAATGTTTGATATCAAAAACTGCTTGATATCTGTATTGTTTAGTTTCTTCATCTGTAAAGTTATAATCGCTATTAAGCTTTACTGATGCTATCTCATCTAAATTTATCATTTTTTCAACTGCTTCTTTTAACTTTTCATTTAGTTCACAAGCTTTATATAAGCTTTTTGCATAACTTTGAAAAGCAAAGGTTGTTGATTTTAAATGATTATTTTTCGAACTTGAAGTTTTTTCAAAAATTACAAAACTTTCAGGCTCATTTTCTTGATGTTCTAAAAAAACATCAACTTTTAAATTATTTTTCAAAAATTCTCTTATTACTATTTCAATCATATTATCTAACCGCTTTTAATAATGTGTTATTCTTATAGTTGTCTCTTTTAGCTTTTTTTGTCTTAGCTCCAACAGAAGCATTTGCTCTTGTTTTCCCAATGTATATGTCTGTTTCATACCCGGAACCACACCTTGCAGCAATTGCTTTTGCTTTTTCACTTAATACTGATTGCATTGGAGTTGACTTCATAAGTTCACTAACTCCTTGCCTATTAATCTTAAAATTTTTAAGCATATCGTTCCACCATAACTTTCTTATGCCAACTTAAAGGAATCATATCTTCTATTCCTTCTATAACTCCCCCAAAAACTTTATATTTCTTATTAAAAAATATAACTTCTTGATTTTCCCAAATGTTTTCATCTCCCTTTGGGATTGCAAGAGTATATTCTATTTTTTTTCCATATAAACTTAAAGAGTTTGTTATATCTTCTGTAGTTGGCTGACCTATAAGCACATTATCAACTTTTATTTCTTTGTCTGCAAAAATTGAATTTCCAAAAGGATCTTCTCCTACTTTTATTTTGTTAATCAAAATGATTGTTTTACCTTTTAACCTACTCATAGAAATTAATCACTCCATATCTTTGCTTTTTAAGCCCAAGTCTTGATAATTCACTATTTTTTATAAACAGTCCTCCACCCGGATTTAAAAAAGTTCCACTGAATGAATAACCTAAAGCACTTTCAGAAGTTTGAACCATTGGTTCATTCTCTGTGCTAGTAAGTAGTGTCCTGGATATAATATCAACAACAACAGATTTTAAAACATTAGAAAAAGAGTTATCCTCTGCAAGTTTATCAAGGTCTTTCCCAACCTTTTTTGCTTCAACTCTTAAACTATCAGATACTACTGGTAGTAATGCTGTTGCTCTTTTTATTTCTTCTTTGTTCAATTCTCTAAACAGACTAATTATATCTTCAATAGTTGCAAAATTACTCATTTTTGCCACCTACTTTTTCTTTGATTTTTTTCCTTTTTTGGATTCTTCTGTTTCTTCTGTAGTTTCTTCCTCTTCTTCGACTTCTACTTCTTCAGTAGTAGTTTCTTCTACTTCTTTCCAATCTTCTCCTGAAATTAGACAAGGACTATCAATGATAGCCCCTGTTATGATATTTTTATAAATCATATTATGCCTCCACAATTCTTGCAAAAGATTTAGCATCTAAAATTGCCCAACCAATATAAGCTTCTGCTCTTAAGTATACTTGGTTATATCCTTTTAAGTCTTTTCCGGAATTATCGGGATCCCCATATTCAATTACTTGAAGTGGAATTTCTTTTGCATAACCCCATTTAAACATATTAGCAAAATCTCCTACTATAGCTTTTTCTTTGTTATCAACACCTTCTGATACTGTTGTATTTATGTCAACCGCTAATCCATTTATTGAACCAGGATTTGCTCCCCAAGCTAATTCAGGATATTGTCTAACACCATTTACTTTTAATTTTGCTAATTCAGATGAAACAGTTGGAGACATTGCCATACCTGTTACAACTCCATTAGAGCCTTGTACAAGACCAACTGCAGCTTCGATATTTTCTTCAACTTGTGCTTTAACAAAAGTTACTTTTTGTGAAACTAAATTATCAAAATGATTAGTTCCAATAACTGTAGAAGCTTGTTTCGTTCTTGGATTTATTCCATGCATTGCCATCATATCAAGTCCTCTAGCAACCTTCTTCGCAAAGCCTTCGTTAAAAGCTTTTAAAATATTGATTTTTTCTTCATCTGCTGCATATAAAAATTCATCAGAAATTCTTGCTCCGTATTCAATTTTGATTGGATTGATTATAATTGGTTCAACAGTTACTCCACCTTCTGTTTTTTTACCATTTTCTGCAACAACATCAATATCTTTGTCTAATGTAAATGTAAATTCTTTGTTACCATTGAATGATACTGGTACTTGTTTTGCTAAAACTGTAAGTGAAGACTTCCCTTGCACTTTATTTACTAAATCTTTTACTAATTCTGGGTCAAACAATGTACCCTTTGATAATACTGCCATAATTTTATTCTCCTTTTAATCCTTTTAATATATTTTGATATGCCACATCTTCTCCTTTTGCATTTGTCTCTGTGCTTTTTAAAGGTGGTGGCGGTGTTTGTGATTTGAAAAAGTCTGATAAACTTTCTGCATCTGCCTTTATACTATCCTCATCATCTCCTGAAATTCTGCCGGCTAAATTATAAGGTATGCCATTTTCAAGAGCATACTTTATTTTAAGAGATGATAAATCATGTGCTTTGACTTTTCCTGTCAATTCTTCAATTTGCTTTTCAAGTTCTGTTTTACTTGATGTTGAACTTTCTAAACTTTTCTTAAGTTCTGTCAATTCTTTTTCTAAATCAACATTTTTGTTTTTAACTTCGCTATAATCAGTAAACTGCTTTAAAATTGATTCTTTTTGTCTAGCAAGTCTTTCTTTTATAGCTTCATCAAATTCTTCTTGTGTAGTGATTGCTTTAAATTCACTCATTCTTTTTCCTCCTATTTGTCCAGTTTGATTCTGTATTTTTATATTAAAAAAGACACCTTTTAAAGTGTCTTTAATAATCAATTATTTAATTTTAATTTTAATATCTTATTTTTTGTTTTTTTGCGGGTTTTGATATACTGCATATCCAATGTGCTAATAATGCACTATCCATCAAAGAAATATCATTATCTTCAAATTGTGATTTATATCCAAATCCACCTCCGCTTCCAATTAATCTTTTTTCACAGTTAGTTACAACTTTTGTTAGTGATGGTTGATTGTTATGACAAATACTATTTTGATATATTCCTTGTTCCCACATGGAGTTTGCAACAATTACTTCTTTAACTGTCGGTAAAATTGGTGCTTTTATTTTAAACTCTTTCATTTCATCTGCAAGTATTTTTTGCCCTGATTGTCCGTCTACAACAATATCTGCAACATCTGCTTTTTTTAGAAAGTTTATTATCCATGTATTTCCATTCCTTATAGACTGGCAATCAATGCTCTCTATAAATATTCTTTCATCTTCTGTTTTAACTGCAATACTCATTGAAACATTTGTTCCATCCGCTCCATATTTTATTCCTACAAATAATTTTCCTTTAAATTTAGGAATTTTGTTAATAATTAAATTATCCCAATCAATTTTTGAAATTGCAGACTTTTGATTATATCTTATCCAAAGTCCTAATCTTTGGATATTAAAGTCTATCTCATCATCTCCAATTTCATCTTCTATAGATCTTTCTGTTAGAATTGTTCCTAAGCTTGGATTCGTTAAATACCATAATTCTTTGTTATAAAGATCAGACTGTTCTTCAACAGACCATTCTGCCCAACCTGTGTTTTTAGTCTCTCCATTTAAAGCTTTTTTTCTTAAATTAGTAAAAACTGTTCCGGAACTAACGGGAGTTGGTGGTGTCCCACAAAGTATTGTTTGCGGATTTTTGCTGTCTGATACAACATATTTTAAAGCACTTTGTTGGTCATCAGTATATTCTTGAGCTTCATCAATTACTAAAAGGTCAAAACCTTCTCCAAGTCCTCCAGTAGAAGTTCTTGTTCTAAATTCAATTACTCCTCCTGTTTTTAAAAATTCAATTCTTTCTCTACCAGATGCCCTTAAACTTGTATAGTCAATATCTTCTTTAAATCCTGATTGAGATATTATTCTAAGTAATCTCTCCCAAGCAGCATGAGAAGTTGTAGTTCTGTGAGCAGTGTGATTTATATGTTCTCCTTCATTGAGTCCATATAATTCTCTCATTGCTATAATTTCATTTTTTCCATTTCTACGAGGTACAGAATAACCAAATTTAGTATGAACCCAAAGACCTTTTTTGTTCTTTGCTAAAATTGCTTTTAATAAGTTATTTTGCCATTTTTGAGATTTTCTTCCGCTTCTCTCATAAAGTTCAATAGCTTTTTTGTAATCGCTATTTTTTGTTGATAAAATTAGAGACTGTGTGGGTTTTTGATTTCCTATTTTTTTCTTAGCCAATCTATTATATCCTTTTTTTAACAATAAAAAAGCAACTATAAAGATTTTACAGTTGCATTTTTGTTATTTAATTATTTTATACCAAAATCTTCAATATTAAACCCTCTGCCTTCTAAATCATTTTTTATCATATCTATACATTGTGCATAACCATCTAAAAGACCTATGTTATAATCTGTTTTTGTATCTAATTCCTTGTCTAATTCTGTTTTTCTCTGAACAATTCTTTCAATTATACTTATCAAAGTATCTTCACTGAATTGCCAACTTATATCATTATTTTTCATTTTTCCTCCTTATCTCTTTCTTTCTTTCATAAATAGACTTTTCAAAATTTGATATTTCTTTTTCCCAGTGTTTTATTCTTCCTCTTCTAATTTCTATTGAAACCTCATTCCAGTCTGAATAAAATTTTTCAGGATGTTTTATTTTTTCTTTATGTTCTTCAACTTGCTTTTCTAAATTCTTTATACCCTTTTCTAATTGAGATATTGTTTGTTTTTTGATGTCTTTTTCAGAAAACAATCGCAAATTCATTCTTAAAGAAGGTTTCTCATCGTTTTTTCTTTTTTCTGTTTTAACATTATTATCTCTTTTTTTAGGTTTATTTACAAATGTTATTTTTTTCGACCATACATCTTGTTTCTTTCCATCTCCTGGAAAATATTCAACAATGCAATTACAACGATTATGTCTCCTATACACATCCTTTGGAACATCAGGATAATTATATTTTCCTGATATCTTATCACACCACTTACAACATTTTCCACTTGATATTCTTCTTACTACAGGTCTAAGACCTAATTCCGCATGATATTTTACATTTTCTTTTACAGTATCATCCACAATACTTTGACAAAATGTTTTTACAGGTTCATCTAATATCCATTTTATTTTATCATAATCATCTCTAACTAATCTAGCAATAATTCCATCTGCTTTGTCTTGATTAAAATTTGGGGTAATTATTTTGCCACTTATTTTTGATGTTTTATTCAAATTTTTCATAACATTAGTTGAATATTCTGTAATAACTTCATGAGCCTTTTTAAAACTTGAATTAACAAGCTTTTCTGCCATTTCTTGATACATTTTTTTGTTGTATAACATATCTGATTTTATAGTATCTTTAAACACCTCAGATAAAATATTTCCAACTTCTGTCGCTAAATCATTTGCATTTTTAAAAGTTGCTTTGTTTTTTTTTAGAACTTCAAGAGCTTTTTTTATTTCTTTACTCTGCTTCCATCCTTCATCAAAATGATTTATTATGTTTTCTATAATTTCATCGATATTATAAATATTACTCATTGTTTGCCCCTTCAATTCCTGTTAAGTCAGATAATGTTCTGCTATCAAAAAATCCAGGTATTGCTTGATTTATCTTTATTGCACCATCTCCAATACTTGATAATGTTGCAGCATCCGGTTCAAATACTGGTTGCCATTTTGGTTTCAAATTGTAGAAATGATTTCTCCTATAAGCAAAATCATCTCTTAAGCAACATGCTAGATATCCAACATTTAAAAATCCACTTCCAAAAGTCTTCTGAGCTTTTCTTGCATACATTCTTAGTGTTTCATGACTTGCTTTTATAGCTTCACTTGAACTAGGATTATCACTTACAAATCCTAAATCATCTAAAGTTAGTCCTGTTTCTCCTGCGAATCCCGCTGCAGCAGTTCTTAATTGTTCTGTAAATGGAGACATACTCGGTGTTGTAAATTGCCCTAGCTTTGGGCTATCTCCTTGTTCATCTTTTGTAAACTGTAACATACTTGAAATTGTAGCTTTCCAACTATCCATTGGTTCTGCATCATTGCTCAATCCAACTACATATTTTTGAGGGAAAGAATAAAATTCTGCTGTAATATCCGCTCTTTCAAATGTTCTATTTGCAAAACTTTGATAATACATACATGCTCTGGTAATTCTGCTATGTCCAAAAGGTCTTTTCGCATCCGGTCTGTAAATAATCGGTACTAAAAGTGCATAAGGTGCTTTATTTTGATAGCTATAAGCATATTTACCTTCCACATAATAATCAGTTCTACCTGGAATAAAATAAGCTTCTAAAGTAGCATTCCCATTATCATCTTTATTTAAAATAGCATAACCTTCTGTCAATAAATTTGTAATAGGATCTATAATTCCTGTAGCTTGGTCTCCTTCAACAACTTGCAATCTTGGAATTTCATCATCTCCTTGTGAAATGTAAATAAAACAACAAGAAGAAATTAATGCACTTAAAATCGCACTATCAAAGAACACATCTGGATTATTCATTTTGAAAATTTCATTAATTCCAAAATAGTCATCCCCAAATTCTTTAAAACTTAATCTATCTGCTAAATTATCAACAGCTTTGCTACACCAACCCAAAGTTGATTCATATTTTTGCCTAATTTCGGGTGGAATTGTTATACCTTTTTGTGAAATTTTATGTTTCATAGTGTAATAATCATACCTTAATGAAACTCTTTGCTCCAGTTGATTTAACTTATTTCTTAGATAATTTATTCCTCTATAATTTTCCATTAAAATCTCCTTTTTTCGCGTGAGAAAATTTGTACAGTCGGCAGTGTGAAGGGCTGGCGACCGAGAGAGGAGGTGGTATGCCCCCCTTTTCTCACTTTTCTTTATAGTTTATCCAGTCATTTGACTGTGGTAAATTTCTGTTTCCAATTTCTATTGTTTTTTTCTTTTCTATATTCAAAAATAACTTATCACTTTTCTGCCTGTTACATTGCCAATGTGCTAGTTGTAAGTTATTAATGTCGCTTGGATGTCCACCTTTTGCAACTGGAATTATATGATCTACACAAGGTGCTAATGGATTTGGAGTCTTTAAAGTCATATCAATTTCCTTCCCACAAATACCACAAATATTTTGTGTAGATAGTATCTTCTTTCTATTCTTTTCATAAGCTGCACGGTGTCCTGGCATTTTATCAGGTCGGATAATTTTCATATTTTGATTTCAACCTTTCTATAAAACTTAGGGGGTAGGTATAAAATATATTTAACTTTTATAAAACAAAAAGAGAATAACTAAACATTACTCTCTTCTTGCTATAAATATATGAAAGGAGGTTCTCATGAACACATCTCTAATTTATATTTTTACAATATTTTA